ATCAAACAGGGGATGTGATTTTAAAGACCCTCCCCCCGGTCGATAAATTTAATCCACTTCTACATATATTTTTTTATAAATATTTTGGAAGTCATATTTTAGTATTTCATCAATTGCAATTTCATTTTCTATTTCATTTTCTTCATCACTGAATTGATCCGATGTTTTAATAACTCGTCCGAGATAAGAACATGTGTTGTATCCATGATTAACATCGAACAAGAACCATTGGGAGAACTCCTTCTGTGGATCATATGGATTGTCAATTGTAGTTATTCTTGCTTGCTTCATACTAATCTAATCTCCTTTCATGTAGTTAACGATCGTTGAACTAGAGACCCCTAATCTTTGAGCTATCTCAGAAGTAGTGTATCCAGAATTCATCATAGAATGTATTTTACCAATGTTTACTTGAGATACAGTAGAAGTTTGTCTAGGCGTTGCTTTTTTTCTAAGTTCATCTATGTCGGCATTGTTTATTATTTGCTTAAGTTTATTCTCACTTATGGCACCGGCTTGAATAGCTTCCCATTCTTTATCTGAAATTTTAACTAAGTCTCGCTTAGCTCCAACTTGGTTTCTTGCAGCTGTTAAAGCTCGTTGACTTTCTTTCTTTATCTCACCTTTAGTCATGTCAGGATACTCTTGTCTCTTAGCTTTTATTACAGAATTAGCTATTACTTGTGCCTTTCTCTCTCTAGGTGCATTCTTTAAAGATACATTTAATTTAGCATCTAAAGAATTTACTTCGTTGACATAGTCCTTTTTAGCAGATGATGAGAACTTTAGATTGCCAGTAGTTACCATTTCTTTGCGGGCTTGATTAGCTAATGACTTCATCTTATTAGAATAATCAGCATAAGCTTCTTCCTGAGGCGTACCGCTAGATAGTGTATGTGCATTTTTAGTTTCAAACATTTCAGTAGACATTTGTGTTCTAACTTTAACTTTACCTTTTTGATCGGTATACTCTTGATAGTTCTCTTTCCAAGTCTGTTCGCCCGTTTTAGGATCTACAAGGGGAGAACCTTTTCGTTTAATAACTGGTATTTTTGATTTCGCTCTTGATAATAATGTAGATGCACCACCAGAATGCCATTTACCAGAACTATCATAATGTCCTTGATATCTGCTCTTTAATGCTGTGATATCGTTATCTACTTCTGATTTTTTATAATTCAATACATGTTTTTCAGCATCAACAACTACCATTGAATGCTTAACAGCCCTAGCAAGTTCGCTTTCATTAGCACCCTTTAATGTCATGTCAGTTATTAAATTAGATATCTTACCCATCTCAGTTTGAGTATTTTTCATTTGCCTAAATTCTTTACCTTTGTCATCATAATAATGTGCTATTCCTTTTTTATCTTTTTTAGAACTAGAATATTTATATGATTTACTATCAAATCCTTCCAAACCTTTTAATGGATTAGTAGATCTTATGTTTACTTTTGTTCCAGTCGGTATGGTTAAAACTGTATCACCATCAAAGTCAGCACCTGATAATCTTTCAGCAACTTTGCTAGTTATACCAACCGCATCTTTAGCATTAATACCTATTGTTTTTTTAGCATCTTGGTTTTTATTGTTTACTGTTAGTATTGGTATTTCAAAAGTTCCTCCATGTGGAAATCTGACTAAAGCTAATTTTTCACCATTCATATACTTAGGAGCATAGATTTCATTATCCTTTAAAGAATTAATAGGTAGTATTACATGATATTTTTGTCTCGGTAATGCCGCGGATTGTAAATGCTCAGCAGCTGAATCACAATCATCAGAATATGATTTCAATAATGCTTTTTTGATAGTCGGATTATTTAGTGATTTAATTTCGTTAAACTCATCTTCTCTTATCTTTTTAGTTAAATCTAATTGACTCTTAATCAACGAAAGATTCTGTTTAGCCAAGAATTGTGACGGAAGTTTGTCTTTCCAATCGTTCCAATCACCTTCTTCGGCTCTCTTATTAATTAAAGATAATTTTTTATTACCATCTTTATCGATATAATACGATTGGCCACCTGCTTTGATCAACGATCCAAATGGATTATCTGGATCATCTTTGATTGGTTTTAAAACTTTTTCCATTGGTGTCCCTGATTGTTTGTTTGTGTTAAATCTAATGTCAACACCTTTAGGTAGATCATCTGAATACACAGCCATACCTTTTAGATAATGACTACCGTCTACCATTATTCTAACCTGGGCATAATTAGAGTTACCTAACGATAAATCATCGACACCTCTCCTAATTTCTATAACACCATCTTTTGTTATACCACCCTGGTCTCCATAGTTTATTTGTAATCTATTACTTGTTAATGTCTCAGGATATTTGAACGAATCGAAAGTCTCTCCACCATCCCTAGATACATAATTTTCTATAGAATTTATCTTATCAAAATCATAAATATCTTTGTGTTCAGTTCCAGGTGGGCATAAAACTTTTAGATTAGTTTGTTTTCCAATATTGGTTGCTTGTGGTAATCCGCCACCATAATTTGGATACCCTTCCAATTCTAAAATATAAAGTGCTTGTTTAAGTGTTTCTTTTGATACACCCAATTCTCTTTCGACACCAGTACCAACGTCTATCATTCCTTTTTCATCTATCTGTTTCTTTAAAAAATCAGCAGTCTTAGAAGCCTTATTCATATTTTTTTCACTATCTTCATTAAGTAATGATCTAACTGACGAATCATTTTGAAAACCCATTTTATCAGCTATGTCCATTAATGAATATCCTTTATCTCGTAGTCCCTTAGCAGTGGCCACTTTTAGAGATCGTCGTTCAGCATTGGCCAGTGATTTCTGTACTCTTAATTGAGAAGTGTTCAGACCCATGCTTTCGGCTATTTCTTTGTCAGTCATTCCGGTTTTTGATAGTTCTTCGACTCTACTTAAAAAATCTCCGCTACGCTGATATGGATCTTTTCCAGAACCCCATGGATATCGCCCAGAACGTCTGGGAACCCCAGAATGAATTATGTTGTCACCGTTCATTAAATATCATCCTCTCTTTTGATCTCTTGTATGATTCGATCAAATGTTTTTATTTTATCCATAATTGGAATTATCTCGTCTGACTCTGGAATATGATATATTACTTCATTATTCTGATATATTCTTAATTCAATATCAATATTGACAGGAAGTAATTTATACTCCAAACAAAATAAAGAAGCATATATTTCTAGCTGTTCAATATGTGCTGGAATTATTCCAGTTTTCAAATCATGTATTCTTAATAAACCATTTCTAAAAATTATAGCGTCGGCTGTGCCAAAACAATTTTCTGAATAATATAATATTTTTTCAGGAATCATTTTATATCCGATTGCATCATTAATATATTTGTTCAAAGTTTTTTCACTTCGTGGTAGTTTCTGTCCTAATTTTATACAACTAGCTGCAAATTCATGTAGTACTGTTCCTTTTTTAGCTGCTTCTGATCTTATATAAGAGTCCCTTAATTTCTCCTCTGAATAGTTTAACCAACTATATTTAGAGGCCCCCAGATAAGCGTGTTTACCTTCTAAATTCGAATGTGTGTTGAAGTTCACTTAGTATCTCCTCCTCATTTTCTGGATATATAAATCTAGAGAATGACATGTTATTCATAAGATTAACATAATATGATTGGTTTGGTTGTCGACGAGCCCCCTCATATTTTTTGCATTCTAAAGAGGCCCATTTATCTTTATATAAACATAGAAGATCTGGGATACCTTGAATATAATTAGGATCCGTTTTTAACACTATACATCCATCAAACATATTTTTTATTTTTTTAATTAGATTACTTTGAAATTTACTTTCTTTCATTATGTATACCTCCAAATAAATATAAAGCCTGTACCATAAAAAAGAAAGAGTCTGTATATATTTCTTATTATTTTATTCTACATTATTAATTGTAGCTGTTTATAATATACAAGCCTCTCTCCTCATAAAAGGGCATGTATATTTCGCGTGCTCAGAAAAAGAAAGAGTCCTTGTAAGACTCAATATTGATAGTGTTAACGATGTGTGTGAAAAAAGAAAAAGGTAAGCCTCGCAACTACTTACATATAGACAATTGGATTTTCACCAACTTCCTAAATATCATCTAGTAATATTATCTGGAAACTTAAGGGTGTCTATATTTACCTTTCTCTTCATAAAAGGGCATGTAATTTTTGCGTGCCCAATTTACCCACTCTCTCTATTCTTAAATTTTAATAATGCTCTATAAGTGGTGTGTAAATAATAACGCCGCCACTATGTAACCATACAACTATAGAGTTAGGAATGTCTAAACCAACGTATGTTTTTGTAGCAGGTCTATAATCATTTATTAAATCTCCACTGATACCTGTTTCCATTTTAAAGCTTTTGTAAATTTCTTCGTAAGTCATTATATAATATCCCCTTTCGAAATAAAAGAAAGAGTCCTTGTAAGACTCTTATCTATTTGGTAAATAATATTTTTATAAAACGTCGTATTCCAACTTGTCTTTTGATAATATATAAAATTTCGTCAATGTTCCATTCAACTTTATCACGAGATAGTTTTAATGCATCACACATAAATTGTATGCTTCTGCCTTCAGCTATCCATAATATAATTGATCCGCTCATTTCTGCCATTTTTTCTTTTTCTTCTCCTGCCATTTGATATACTTTCTTTTTCATATTAATCACTCACCTTTCATAATAGGACATGTAAATATAGCGTAGACAAAAAGAAAGAGTCCATGTAAGACTCAATCTTTATTTTAAATTTTATTTTGAAGGTTTAAATTTATTAAATAAATTCTTAAATGTGTTTGATGTGTATGTTCCTGTTTCTTCAAATCTAAAACCTTTGTTCATCCATACATTATAAAATATGATTGGCACTATTATAGTTGTAGCATCAGTAATTACTTTTATAATCCTATCACTTCTTAGTTCAATATCTTTTTTAACATTGTCATCATTGATATCTTCTTTTTGTAATAAT